AGGCTAGTCTGTGGAGACCTGAGCCACTCTTCAACGAAATCGTAGTCGTAGGTTACTTGATCACTCCAAGAGTTGAAGCTATAACCGTGAAGATGTCCACTGGACTGCAGCATCGTCATGATGCCATCAGCCACTCGTTTGTAATTTGTCCAGCCTACTTCGCTGGCGATCTCGACATCTCCGTATGAGTATGTCTGAACTCCAAAGGTTCCTGAGTCCCGATCAACTGAGCGGGCAATGGGTGGGGCAATCTCGGGTGTGCATGTATAACCATCCAGATCTTGGCTTCGATAACTGCAAGAGGCAGTTGGAGCGATAGCAAAGGCCCGTACCATTCCATAATTGCTAGCAGTATTGGAGGCAAGGTCAATACCTTCCTGCAACTTACTAACCAACTGGCTGGCAACACTTGTATCGATGATTGCTTTAGCATTCCATTGTTCTAGGGCGTTTCCGAATTGTTCATAGGTGACGCCAAGGCGTCGAAGTAGATTGGCTAGACCAAGCATTCCAAGACCAACTTGGCGGTCTACAGAAGGGTCTAGGTACTCACCTGTTTTACCTACACCTGTTTCAGCGTGGAGGTTACAGAGTTGAGACATCCCTTGAAGGAATGCATTAGGGATATCCTTAAGTTCACATTGTCCCAGGTTTACGTGTTGTAAGAGACAAGTACCACGGCTAGGTAGATAGACTTCGAGGCAGACATTACCAAAGATACGCTTACCATCATGGTATCGTACTTTGTTCAACCAGATGTCACCAGACTTGATGCCATGGAGTAATGCTTTCTTACAAGCTTTGGTTGCTCCAATCCACATGTCATCTGTGATGTTGACACAACGCTTGACCCAAGGAAGTTCATTACGTGGTGCAAGAATGAAGTCAACAATGTCTGGGTGGTCCAAATCGCAGTGAAGGACTATCGCACCATTACGGTAGGTACCACCTCTGCGTAGGATCTCATTCATTACTGAATAGATCTTACCGAAGCTGACAGGTCCACTAGCAACTAATTCGTCTTGTCCCTTATGGGTAACTGTTCCTGCAGGGCGTAACTTAGACAGGTGAATAGCAACACCTGCTCCATTACGAAGGGCGTGACTTGCGAACCTCCAGCTCGCCTCAATCCCCTCTTTACCCTCCATGCTGTCCTCAACGGACATACATGTGCAGCTCACAGGCAATCGACCGTCAGGTTCATCCAGCCATGACTGGACTCGTCCTGTACGTGCGATAAGTTTTTCGTTCATGTTAAATCGTTTAAATAAGGTGGTGCATAGTTAGGTCCTTTCAAGACCTTCCCATCTTCTCGATAGATAGGTTTTCCATCCTCTCCAAGTTTGGATAGGTTGGATTGATGTACTCTTGTCATGGCTGTATCTAGATCCCAGTCTTGGGAAGCAGCCATCTGATAGCAGACATATACAAGGTCAGCTAACTCTTTGAGTTGATTCTCTACTGGTTCTTCACCAACAGCATGAGTAAATTCGTCATACTCTTCAGCGATCAAAGAGAGCTGCGTTCCCATAACAGTCTTCCCATTCGGGATATTGTATGCTTGGCGGAATTCCAAAGCTTCGTCTAGAAGACTCTTGCAGGTGATGTAATTCATTCTCTAGGTAGTGGATTGCTTTTTCTAAGTCTTTTTGTGCGTCGTCTTTATAACCAGCACGCACGATGTATTTAATTGCACACCCTAAATGGTAGTTTAATTCTTGGTCTCGAATAAAGTCCCAAGTTTCAACTTTGCCTCGGGTGTAGTAGGCGGGTGATTCGGCCATTGTTGTACTAAGTTAGATACGGTATTGCATAAAGCAAAGTTTTGTCTTTGCAGTGCCATTAGCAGTGTGATGATGTCATCTTTCTGGGCACGTGGGAGAAGATCTGACATTCGTCTAAGTTTCAGATCTTGCTCCATTGTTAAATCAATTATTGGCGGTGGCGGGACTCCATAAGATGGGTCGCTGTTCGGTGAAGTCATACTCTTTGTTAGTAAGGATCTTTGCAAGGCGTGCATTCATTAGTGCTACCTCTTCACCAAGATCTTTCTCAGCAAAGGCATCAACTATTGTCTTCCAGTTGTATCCATTCTTCTCAAATAGATCTGCTGCACGTTTCAAGCCTATGCCGGGGACTCCGCTGTATCCATCGGTTTGATCGCCTGCGAGTGTTTGTAGGTAATGCCATTTAAGACCTTCCTCAGCGTCAACTAGAGTGGTCTCAGACATGTTATACAACTTGCCAGGAATCTGTTTCATATCCTTATCAGGTGAGACAATGATATTACCTGGATGTTGGGTAGCATAAATTCCCATTGCATCATCAGCTTCAAGAGTTGGCATCTTGATCACTTCATAGTGATTGCCCAAC